ACTTACATAGATATAAAATTGGATTTACATCCTCGATTTTTTTAAAATTCAGTATTTTCTCCCCTGCCCACTCATTGACTGTATCAGCAAATCGTGTCTGCTCTGAAACAATTTCGTTATACCCATAAGCTTCTCTGGCATCTTTAATTGATCCAAAACCTCCTGCATTTGATGGAATGATTCCGAGCAGCTGTGGTGGAGTTCTGAAGGCAGCAAGAATGTCATCTCGTGTAATAGATTTAATATTATGGAATTTATCTTTAGCAGCTAGTTCACTAATTGGAATTAATTGCAGTCCGTCCTTTTTTCCACCTGGTGCATGAAGAAATAAATTTCTGAAGTTACCTGGGCCACGTGAGTCCTTCATAGCCTGCTTAATCCCTTCCACATCCTCATCATCAATTTGAGAATCTGTCATGTACAGAATGAAACCAGCATGTGAACCGTTATTATAATATTTGCGTCGGAATAGCGTCGCTGACTCATTTAGCCAAGCTGATTGCAATGCTGACATGTATTCAGGAACACCATAGATTTCTTGGTTAATGTCTGAGGTTTTTACACAACAAACAGTTCCTGAATTAAATTCATGTTCCTTATACCCTTCTGTCAACATTAGGTATTGATCAGGATCTTTCATTCGACGCATGTACTTACCCATTAACCCTTTGAACTGTAAGGGTTGATTGAGTCTATTATCAATGCGCTGAAGATAACCATTACCAAAAACTAAATTGTCCAATACCATGCGTTCGAAACTTGCTGAACTCAATAATCGATTTGGCTTAAAAGCTGATACTAATTGATTCTTTTATATATGATTGCTGTAGAAAGATAAGGTGTAGCAGCAAATGACTTAGCTAAACCATTCAAACTAATAGGTGGCTCATAATACCTACCATTTAACCAAGTTTCATAATATTGAGAAATGTCATGTTTATTGAGAACTGGTTCAGGGTCTCCAAAGGTAAAAGCTTGGACTTTGCTGTCAGACATTTAGTAAATCTCCATTGATGATTTTTAGAGCTTCCATCGTTTTCAAGTGACAATGGCTCATTAAAGAATGCGTGGAATATGGCAAATGCCAGATCGGCGTGGCCAATATTTTCAGCCCGTGAAGCTTCAAAAGTCATTTGTTTCTGGGAAGCTGTGAGGGTTTTCTTAATTGCCATTAATGATTGGGCAACTTCAGTTGCGCCAGCATCAAATTCAAATCGGCCTTTGTTAAGGACATCCATCCCTTTCATAACCAATTGAGTTTTGACATCAATCGAATATGTGAAGGTAGTAAGGTTTGGGAAAAACTCTTGAACTAATTGAGCAATACCAGTACCAATGCCTGATTTATCCATACCGATGTAAGCTACTCGATATTTTTGACAAATCTTTTTTATAAAGGCAGCTTGGCTGGCAAAATCCATTCCTTTGAATTGATGGTGTTCAAGCAAACGGAATTTGTTATAACCAGGTTCAGGTGGAGCAACAACAACAAGGCCTGCACTGTCCCCCGACTCAGCTGGATCATAACCCACCCAAACAGGTTTATTTCCAAAGGGTCTTGTTGCTAGTGGCTTAAAGTCTTTTGTCCACAACTCCCATGAATCCACCATACATGGCTGGATGATGCTAAGTGGAAATACACTCTGGCCATCATCAACAAACTCACACATATAAAGATTGGCAAATTCATCTGCACTGTTTTCTAAAATCAGCTCGTCAATATCAAACAGGTTACAGCCTTGTCTTTCTGCATCATAAATATTGACGATATGTCGCCACATTTGGTCATTGCAGAGTGCACCATTTCTTAATGCATCATGGCAGGTATCAATTTCAACCTGTTTGTCTTTAGAACTGCCTTTGTTAAAGGCTTCACCAGTCCAGAATTTATAAGCTTCATGTGATTTGCTTGAAGGTGTACTAAAGTAGGTTTTTTTATATTGTTTTTGAGCAGCCATTGCAGATGCCACTTTTTTAAGTGTGGCAAAGCCATGTACCCAGAAGAACTCATCAAAGTACAAATCGCCATGATAGCTTTGTGCAGTCTTAGCATTAGTACTTAAGAAAATGAGCTGAACGGTTTCATTTGTAGGCAAAGTGATGGTGATCGGATCTCCTTGTAGATCCACACCAATTGACTGAAGAACAAAATCCTTAGTGTAAGTTTTAAAGCCATGCGATGTGAGTTCGTCAGAATCATTGCTTCAAGCTACCAAAAATCACCTTCAGAAACGGGTTACTTCATTTCAGGCATATTCCCAAGCGATGCTGACCGAGGCTTAAACCGTGAAGAATGGATTTCAACTTTTGAAAGTTTAAAGGGGTAAATATATGGATGTAGAGGTGTTATTAGAAAAAGTGCTACGTAAAATTTTAAATCAAATAGATGCTAAACCAATCATCCCGATTGATTGCCAATTGTGGGATGAACAAGACATCGCTAGTTATTTTAAATATTCTTTGGACTACACAAAGCGCCATATTATTAGCAACGAAAACTTTCCACCGAGTCGAGAGTTACCAACATCGGCTACAGGAGATCGGACAGTTCCAAGGTGGAAAGCCACAGATGTCATAAGTTTTGGAATGGCTTTTGATAAATCAAATATAAAATACACAAAAAAATCATTAGATTAATCTAATGATTTTTAAAGTAATATATTAAATCTCAAGATTTTTGTTAAACTATTTAAAAGTTAAGAGAAATTAAAATGTCTTCAAATGTAAAGGTAAAAAAAATCTTATTTATCTCATTTTCTTTAGTATCTACCTTATTTGGTACTTGGGCAGTACTTATTTTAACTACAAAAAATGGGATATTTATTGGTAAGCAGAGTTATATAGAATACTTATTTGAGCAATTACCAATCTTAATGATTTTTCTAACAACTATATTTTTCGCATTTAAATCAATACAGTATCTAAACAATGATAAAAAGAATAATAATTCAAGCAAAAGCGATGAACTAAGCAATATTATAAAAAGTGAAATAACCCATCAAATTGAAAATAAAATTAATTTAAAGGAAAATATTATCACTCCAGAAGAAAAACAAGAATTATTAAAAACTCTTAAATTAAAAATTGTTAATGAAAACACTGAAAACTATCTAAAAGATATTGAACAAAAAGTAACCATAAAAACAGCTCACGATGAAATTAGTTCTTTAATGAAAATAACTCTTGAAAGGATTAACACTGAAATACGCTCTCTTGTTCGTAGGAGTAACTATAATCTAGTTATTGGAATGGGACTAAGTTTTTGGGGAATAATGGCATTATTTTATTTTTTCTTCCAAGAAACAAAAGCTTATATAATTATGGATAACACATTAACTATAGCTCCACCTCCAAAAAATCTTGAAGAATTATTGATGCGTATTTTACCAAAAGCAATGTTCGTTGTAATGATTGAGCTATTTTCATATTTCTTTTTAAATTTATATAAAAAGAGTCTTAATGAAATAAAGTATTATCAAAATGAATTAACAAATATTGAGAGTAAATTTCTCGCATTAAAGAGTGCTAAACAACTCAACAATCATAAACTTATGTCAATTATTATTGAAGAGCTAGTCAAAACAGAGCGTAATTTCATACTTGAGCCAGGTCATTCAACGATTGAAATTGAAAAAGAAAAAATTTCTTCTACCAACTCAAGTAATGTTATAAAAGCAGCCACAGAACTGTTAAATTTTAAGAAATAAATTAATTAAGCAAAGAACTCAAACCAGCTGATGTATTGAGTTCTTCCAGTATCTCATCATTAGTTGGATTGTAATAAGTCAAAGCCTGCTTAAGATCCTTCCATCCGAAAATCTTACATAAGGTCAGCGCATTTTTAATGCGTTTGGCCATAAGTGAAGCAGCTTCATGCCTTGAATCGTGAAAAGTTAAATTAGCACTTTCTAGACCAGCTTTTTTTCGTGCTTTTCTAAACAATGCATCACGTGATGAATCAGATATTGTAAATACTTTTGGGCTTCCTTTTCGATTAATTTTCAAAGCCAAAGACCATAGTTGTAGTGCAAAATCATCTAAAGGTACTTTTCTGGCCATCCCATTTTTCGTTTTATCTAGCTGTACATAACGTTTATTCAAAAATACATGCTCAGGTAGACGGTTCACAATCTCCCCTGATCTCATACCCGTGGCCATAGCAATAAGCCAAATCAAACCAACTTCCTGCATTTTTGTTACTGGCACAGTTCCAGGTTTATAATTTAAAGCCGTTAAAATAGCTTGCAGCTCTTCCACTTCTGTCCGACGTTCACGGTGAGCTGGCTTTTTAGGCTTTCGGATGTTTTCAACAGGGTTTATTTCTATCCAGCCTTTATCTTTCCGGCACCAATTAAAGAAAGCAGATAGCGTAGAATAATCTCGCAATATGGTAGACGCCTTCAAAGGTTTAATCGTACGTTGAGTGACAGCACTCTCCCACTGTTTTAAAAACTCACCTTTGTAAGCACTTAATGGCCAATCGGTATTAGGCAAATTATCCTGGTAATAACGGATCCTTTGTATTTCTTTTTTCCAGTAGCTTTAAATCTAGACACCTCTTCAGAGTAACGTTCCAGCGCTTCACGCATCGTAATAACTATTCTGTTTTTAATAGCCTTTTGGGTTGCATCATTTAAAATTAGATCTCTTTCTTTTTCTTTCACCCAACGTTTAGCTGCTGCTTCAGTCTCACAAATTTTTGTAGGCCTTGTATTTTTATCAAAGCCAATCTCAACACGCCATTTACCGTTTTTGGTCTGATGAATAGATCTGTA